CAAATAAAACCTAATTAGGGAGTTTATCCAATATGACAGACATCAACAAAGAGCTAGTAGCTATTGCGGACGAAGTCTTTGTAGATGAGGATGAGCAACTGGTCGAAGAGCCTGTTGCGGCCAATGCGCCTAAGCGCAATGCTTCTCCTGCCGAACCGATGCAGAAAATAGCAGCGGATACACCCGGCGGTGAAGTAGAAGATATGGGCCCAGCAGTTGTTTCACCAGATGCGCCTTCTGATCCTGGCAAAGTAGCTGCAAAGAAAGCTAAGAAAACTGCTCCTCCTAAGACGGACGCCTCTGATGCATCCCCCAAACCGATGGGCGATGGTTCTGGACCCATGAAGTCAAAGAACGAGTCAATCGGTGATGAAGATGAAGATGAAGCCATTGTTGCTGAGAGTTCTGGCGACGATGAGGAAGAGACAGAAATTTCTATTGATGAGCGTATTGCTGCGATGGACTTCTCCGATGATGTTAAGGCTCTAACTGAAGGTGGTGATGACGATGATGAGGAAGTTTCGTCTAGTCTATCACGAGAATTTAAACAGAAGGCTGCAACAATTTTTGAAGCAGCTGTAAAGTCTAAAATTCGTGCCGAAATGGAGAGAATCGAAGAAGAATATGAAACAGCATACCGTGAAGCTTTTAACGAAGCGAAAGATGAGATGGCCGAGAAAGTTGACGGTTATCTAGCGTATGTTGTTGAGGAATGGATGAAGCAAAATGAGATGGCAGTTGAACATAAAATGAAAACTGAAATCGCTGAGAGCTTTATTACAGGCCTTAAAACATTATTTGACCAGCACAATATTGCTATTCCTGATGAACAGTTCGATATGCTCGATGCAGCAGCTCAGAATGTAAATGAGCTCGAGAGTAGATTGAACGAGACATTGGAAAAGAATGTTGAGCTCACACAAGAAGTTTCACAGCTAAAGAAGCAAGAAATACTTTTCGATGTAGCTTCTGATTTGGCTGACACCGAAGTTGAAAAGTTTGCCGGACTGGTAGAAAATATTGATTACGAGAGTGAGGAAGATTTTCGTGAGAAAGTTGAGACAATCAAAGAATCTTATTTTCCAAAAGTTCAGTCAAGCACCAACGATGACACAGCAGCACCAATAGAGACTGAAATTGACGTAGATATGTCCGACAATATGGCTGCTTACATGAATGCTATTAGACGCACTAACCCTGTGGCTAAGGCAAGTTAATAGTAAAATATAGGGAGAAAATTACTAATGTTTCAAACGGAACACCTACAGGAAAAGTGGCAGCCAGTGCTAGGGCACCCTGACCTCCCAGAGATTGAGGATCCCTACCGTCGGGCCGTCACAACTGTAATACTAGAAAACCAAGAAAAGGCTATGCGTGAAGATGCAGCTTTCCTCTCTGAGGCAGCTCCAGCTAACCATACAGGCTCACAGGTTCAGAATTGGGATCCAATCCTAATTTCTTTGGTCCGTCGTGCCATGCCTTCCTTGATTGCTTATGATATCTGCGGCGTACAGCCAATGACTGGACCTACGGGTCTTATCTTTGCAATGAAGGCACGTTATACTTCACAAAGTGGTACTGAGGCGTTGTTTAATGAAGCTAATACAGCTTTTGCAGGCACCGGTGCTCAGACAGGTACGGAAGTACTCAAGGCCCTGTCTGCTGCTACATTTACTACAGGCACAGGTATGGCTACTGCAACTGCTGAGGCGCTCGGCGATTCTTCGGGCAATTCCTTTGCACAGATGGCATTCAGTATTGAGAAAGCAACCGTAACTGCAAAGTCACGTGCTCTTAAAGCTGAATACACAATGGAACTCGCCCAAGACTTGAAAGCGATTCACGGTCTCGATGCTGAAACCGAACTCGCCAATATTCTTTCGGCTGAGATTCTTGCTGAAATCAACCGAGAGGTTGTTCGTACAATTTATGCTAACGCAAAAGTCGGCGCCCAGGCTAACACCACGGCTGCTGGTATCTTTGACCTTGATACAGACTCCAACGGTCGTTGGTCTGTTGAAAGATTTAAAGGTATGCTTTTTGCTATTGAGCGTGATGCCAACGTAATTGCTCGTGATACTCGTCGCGGCAAAGGTAACATCATTCTTTGTTCTGCTGACGTTGCTTCTGCAATGGTCATGGCTGGTATGCTTGACTATGCGCCTGCGATGTCAACAAACCTAAACGTAGATTCGGCTGGTAACACATTCGCTGGTACTTTGAATGGTCGTTATAAAGTCTATATTGATCCTTACATGAACATGGGCGTCCCTTATACGGGTTCCGGTGCGACTGCGGGTCAATACTATGTTGTTGGTTATCGTGGCACAAGTCCTTATGACGCTGGCTTGTTCTATTGCCCGTATGTACCTCTCCAGATGGTGCGTGCTGTTGGTGAGAACTCCTTCCAGCCGAAGATTGGCTTCAAGACTCGATACGGAATGCAAATTAACCCATTTGCGGAATCATCTGCGTCCACTAGTGGCGCCGGTTCCAGGGACTCTAATGTGTATTACCGTCGTGTCCAGATTAACAATCTGATGTAATTACAAAGAAACATCGTCACATTATAATAATAATAGACGATTAATTTGGAAGACCCCGCTCAGGCGGGGTCTTTTTTTATGTGTAGGATCTTTTTTTACTAAATAGTATTTTAGAATGTATGTACTATTGACAAGGCGTACCCTCTAAAATGTTTCGGGCATATGGTCAACATATGTCCCCCGATTCTTCCCTCCTTTCTTATATATTACTGCGCCTCCGTCTACTAAAAGAGGATGCTAAAATGTTAAAACAACCTATTCATAGGTATACCCGTGGCTGTGTACATCACGATTACAAATGCCAGTGTATCACCCGAAAAACATATTACGAATACAAACATGGTCTCCGAGGTCCTGAGGACTTCTGGGACATAGATGAAAAGATAAGTCAACCAGAAAAAGTCGCATAAATAGTAATGAAGAGGAGTCATTGTACAAGGGGGAGAGTAGACTCCAGCCCCACAACAAGGAGAAATAATTATGGCTATTACAGTTACACAAACAATTGCTGATACTTCATATCGAACTACTGTGAAATATATCAACAATGCAGCAGCTAACACTGATGTTAATATATTAGATTGTTCTGGTTTAAGTGGATATCAAGCAGGAGGTCTAGTAAACCTTGCAAAAATTTCTTGGTGGTCATCTGCACCATCAGGCGGCTTAGATTTAATTTGGCACGCTACATCTAATGTTATAGCATTTATTTGTGAGGGAGCAAGTGGTACATATGGCTTTATGCCCGGTCAACCTGCTATCACTAATAGTACGGCCGCGGCAGGTCGAACGGGAGATGTGTACATAACAAATGCGACAGCTACCTTTACTTTGGTGATAGAGTATCATAAAGTACCTAATTCCCTAGGCGTTGGTTGGGGTGCTTAATGGCTGCTTCTGATTTAAGAACGGGTGAAGTAGGTGGTTCTACTAGTGAAATAACAACAGGGACCACCGATGCAGTAAATCGTCAACCAACGATTTATGATTATGCTCAGACTAATCAATTTACGATATTCTTTCCTCTCTTCCCTACAATGGAGTGGTTTATAACTCGAGCCAATGTGCCCGGGTGTACCTTAGGTCAAGCAGACCAATATACTCCTTTTGTTGATATTGCGGTAGTAGGTGATAAGATGCAATATGAAAATTTTAATTGCACCTTTCTTGTAGATGAGAAATTAAACAATTATATGGAGATGTATAATTGGGTAATGAATATTGGTTTCCCATTTAGTGGTAAAGCTCAATTTAATAAACTGCCTCGACCTGATAACACAAGTCGGGGCAGCACCACAAAATATAATCCTAGAGATGGTGTATATTATGAAATTAATGACAGGGATTTATATACTGATATAGTTTTAACTATATTGAGCAGCAAGAATAATGCGGTAGCTAATGTTTATATATACGAGGCTTTTCCTGTGAGTTTGGGAGGCATAGAATATAGTCAAGCAGAAACAGATACCGATTACGCAACGTGTGATGTTTCATTTGCATATACTTGGTATGATATTAAACCGGTGGCAAGTGGGGCTTAGATAAATAAATTTGAGACGGTTAAGTTGACTAAAAGGTCTTTTATCTTCTAACTATATAAGTAGAAGACATATAGAAAACTACAGCAAGGAAAGTTTCAACCTCTGGCCGTCTCTCCTCATGGAGATATATAATGGATTTTGGTGAATTGCAGATTGAAGTTGATAAAGATTTAAAAATAGATGATACAGAATTAGACCTTGAGTCAAGTCGGACTCCACAGTTACATAACAAATATCTTAAATTCTATACGAAGTATTCACTTCAGCTTAAAAAATTGCATGACGATAGGAAGATTCTCTATCGTGATAAGTGGGAATATTACGGTGGCAAAGCTCAACCGGAAGTGTATGCAGAAAAACCCTTTGACTTAAAGGTATTGAAAGCAGACCTAAGCATTTACATTGAAGCTGATGATGAAATGCAAGACTTAGGGAAGAAGATAGAATTTGTAAAAGTTATTGTAAACTACTTAGAGAGAGTATTAAAAGAGATAAACAATAGGAACTGGCACATACGCAATACAATAGCGTGGAAACAGTTTTTACATGGTGAATGAAAAAGTTACGATTGAAAAGTTTAATGAAGCGTATATTCGGATTAAATGTGAAGCTTCATGTGCAAAAGAACTTTCTGAATTTTTTACCTTTGAAGTCCCAAATGCAAAGTTTATGCCGTCGTTCAGGCGTAAAATATGGGATGGAAAGATACATCTATTCTCACCTGCTACTGGTAAAATCTATGCGGGATTATTACCTTATGTACAGAAGTATCTCCAGGAGCAGGGCTATACAGTCAGAGTCGAAGAGGTCTTCCGACCAAAGGTAATAGACAAGAAATTAACTCGGCGTTTTGTAAATAATATTAGTAAGTTCCGAGCACGGGATTATCAGGTGGATGCTATCCATTCTATCATCGAGCGTGATAGGGGCGTTATTCTTTCACCAACAGGTTCTGGTAAGTCTTTCGTGATATATGCACTACTTAGATATTATCTTCAAAAGTTAAACAAAAAAATTCTTTTAGTGGTACCTACAACATCTTTAGTCGAACAAATGTATTCGGACTTTGCTGAGTATGGTTGGTTTCCAGATGACCATTGCCATAGACTTTATGCAGGGCGAGATAAAAATACAGAAAAGGATGTGGTGATATCTACTTGGCAGTCTATATATAAAATGCCCAAAACCTATTTCAGTCAGTTTGGAACTGTGTTTGTAGATGAAGCTCATCTTGCAAAAGCAAAATCTTTAACCGGCATAATGACAAAACTACATGACTGCAAGTATCGCATCGGCTTAACAGGCACCCTAGACGGCAAAGAGGTCCATCGTTTAGTTTTGGAAGGTCTCTTTGGACTGTGTGACCAAGTAACAACGACAGCGGAATTAGTTAAAAGAAAATATCTAGCAAATCTGGAAGTGAAATGTTTAGTTTTAGAACACTCTAAAAATAATAGAAACAAAAGAACCTATCAAGAGGAGATGGACTATCTTGCTTCAAGCGAACCTAGAAATAACTTTATTATAAACCTGATAGACACGTTAGAGGGCAATACTCTTGTCTTAGCTCAATACATTGAAAAGCATTTGATACCTTTATATGAATTGGCTGAGGAAAAATTTGAAAGGGATATCTTTTTAGTCTATGGAGGAACCCCCACCAGTGACCGAGAAGATGTAAGACAGTATGCAGAAAACAGTAAAAAAGATATTGTTATTTTTGCGTCATATGGTACGTTTTCCACTGGTATTAACATCAAAAGACTGCATAATATTGTATTTGGCAGCCCCTATAAGTCACAAATCCGTGTTTTACAGTCAATAGGAAGGGGGTTAAGGACAGCAAAAGACAAGGAAATGCTCAATATATTTGACATTTCGGACAATTTAATGTATAATAGCCAAGAAAACTATACGCTTTCCCATCTTAAAGAGCGTATAAAGATTTATAATGAGCAAGAATTTAACTACGAAATAGTACCAATCAAACTGAAAAGATAAATAGTAGCATGGAAAAAACAGAACAACAATCTCCTTATAAAATTTTAAAGATGGTTAATGGTGATGATGTTTTTTGCAAAGTATTAAAGGAGTATGAAGATGCTCTTGTAGTAGAGATGCCTATGTCTGTAATGAAGCATCATGTACAACAAGACGAGCAGCACGTCATCGAGCACACAGGACTACATCGTTGGATTAATTATAGCAATGATCCATCCTTTGTTATTTACAAAGATAGGATTCTTTCTTTTGGTTCTCTAGCCCCTGAGGTTATTTTTTATTATAAAATGTTTTGTAGGAAAGTACGACATGAGATTAAAGAGAATATAAATCAGGACGAAGATGAAATGATGGAACAGATAAAAACTAATTTAGCCAAAGTAGCTCATTTTTTAGAAGCCTCTGAAGCTATCCATACAGACGAAGATGTTGAGGAAATTGAAGCAAGACTGCCTTCTAAAAGAATACTCCATTAATGGGTATTGGTTTTCTCAAAGGTCTCGCTGTTTATTTTAACACACATTTAACCATTTGTCAACCCCCAAGGAGGATAAATTATGACTCTTGCAGCATTTTTTGTTTCTGCCTTTATAACCGTTAAAGCAGCAACGGGGTTGAGCCCATTACAAGGCTGGACCCAATTTATTATGCCTTTTGAAACTAAGGAAGAGTGTGAACATTTTGTACATTCTAATACCTTACCTTTAATGATGCAACTACAAGCTAATATGGGCAAGTATATAGAAGAATTCCATGAATTTCAATGCTTAACTGAAAAGGAAGCTATAGATAAGAATGTTGAATTAGGGCATCAACCCCCAGAGGAGCCAGATAAAAAGATATGACATTTTTATTGATTATGATTTGTGTGACCGTTGCCGGTGAACAAGATTGTGAATGGAATTTTATAGACCAATATGAGTCTATGGAAGAGTGTGAAGTAATAAAAGGAGTTTTAGAAAATGAAATAAACAGGTATTTAATACCTAATGTAAAAATCCTTTATAAATGTGATGGAGAGACTTGACAAGACTCCCATATTATGATATACTTATAAATGTCTAAAACATAAAAAGTAGGCATTTTAACATGAAAAAATATGTATATTTAGCAGGTCCCATAGCGGAATGTGATTTTCAAGAAGCAAACGTATGGAGAGGAGATGTCCAGAAACAATTACCTCCGGGTATTGTGGGCATCTCTCCCTTACGTTGCGAACCTTTAGAAAAAGGTAAGCGCTATGCAGAGAAAGGCGCCGTTGTTGATATGTGGTCAGATCCACGAGCGATTGCTACCAAGAATTGGTTAGATACAGAGTCGTGTGATTTGGTTCTTGCTTATCTGCCCAAATTTTTAAATGAGAGAAGGCCGTCATACGGCACTGTTATAGAAATTGGCTGGGCAATAGGGCTAAGAAAACCATTAATTGTTGTTTCTGATGATGAATATTTAATGGAACATCCTCTTATTAAACACAATGCGTCATGGAGATTAAAGTCATTAAATGATGCTGTCGAAGTCATTTGTGGTTTATTTGGAGATTACATATCTATGGGATGAGGAAATTCCCATGCCCAAGAGCAATAAGAAACCAGTACACTATGTAAATAATAAAGAGTTTTTAGCTGCACTTATAGAACGAAAAGAACAAATTAGTGAGGCCGAAGCAGGCGGAGATGAACCTCCACAGATTACGAATTATTTAGGAGAATGTATCCTAAAGATAGCTAATCATTTATCATATCGACCAAACTTTATAAACTATACCTATCGGGAAGAAATGATTTCTGATGGTATAGAAAATTGTTTGCAGTATATAGATAAGTTTAATCCTGAAAAATCTAATAATCCTTTTGCGTATTTCACACAGATAATTTATTATGCCTTTGTTAGGCGTATTCAAAAAGAAAAGAAACAACAATCTATAAAAGAAAAAATGTTAAAGGAAAGTGATATCGAGCATCGTATAGTATTACAAGCTCACGATGACGATGCAAAGTATCAGCAACAATTTGTAGAAATGATAGACAAATATACATTCCATTCCGAATAATTATGCATTTAACAAATGAATGGTATTTTTATCAAGATGCTCTTTCAGCCGAAACGTGTGATGAGATTATTGAATTAGGCCATCAAAAAAAATTTACGGAAGGAAAAGCAGATACTCATCGAGAAGAGCTTACTGATGAAGAACGGAAGGCTGGTAAAACACCTAGGTATGGTTTATCATCAGCGAGAGATAGTAATATAGCGTGGGCTGATAATCAAAACTTATATGATATAGTTTTTCCTATTATGTGGCACGCTAATGAAGCAGCAGGTTGGAATTTTGATATTCAGGCCTGTGAAACTCCTCAAATAACACAGTATAAAGTAGGGCAATATTATAATTGGCATAATGATGGCCCCGGTGATAGTTTATCTGTTTATAAGGAAGAGCAAGTAGGAAAAAATTCTCCTTTCCTAGTTGATAAGGTAAGAAAATTAAGTATGACTATACTTCTTAATGAAGATTATAAAGGTGGAAGATTTCAAATTAAGTCGTGGGGCAAGGATAGCATACCAAAAATAACGACTATTCCAATATCAACTAGAGGAAGTATCGTTGTATTTCCTTCCTTTTTATTCCATAGAGTTAAACCTGTAACCAAAGGTATTAGATATTCTGTGGTTGCTTGGTTTTTAGGACCATATTTCAAATGATAAGAGAAGTAAATACAATAAACCCGTTTGTGGTTCCCATATTTGAAGTTATTTTGGGAGAATTTAATTTAGAAGAAGAAATAAAAAAACGAGTAACACCAGATGATTTTTTTCTAGACCAAACCGATTCAGATTTACATACTGATAAGGTATTTTTCCCATTGGTGAATGATATTACAAATTTTGTTTATCATGTAGTGTGTGAAGCATTGCAATACGATTCACGTTATAAAGTAGACATTACAGCGATGTGGGGAAATATTCAAAAACCAGGTGAGACTTTGAGAACCCATCAGCATCATAATAATATATTGGCTGGGGTATTTTACTTAAATGAGAATGATGATTTTCCTCCTCTAAGATTTTACAAAGACCAACTTAGTTCTTTTGATCCTATAGTGAGTAAGTATAATATATACAATCAAGGAAGTTATCTTATTAAACCAGAAAGGAATAAAGTCGTACTTTTCCCAGCTATGCTAAGTCATGGCGTAGATGTTAACCAGTCTAACGAAGACAGACTATCAATTTCCTTTAATGTTATGTTGCGTGGTAGATACTCTCGACCTGAAATGAAACAAAGTGTTGTTTTTTAATATATATGAAAGTAGCTATAATAACTGATACTCATTTTGGAGGTAAGAATGACAATCTTTCGTTCGCCGAATACCAGCGGCGATTCTACAAAGGAACTTTTTTCCCAATACTTGCAAGGGAAGGAGTTACAGAGATACTTCATCTGGGCGATGTGTTTGATAGGCGCAAGTATGCTAATTATAATTCTTTGGCCCTAGCTAAAGAATTCTTTTTTGAACCAGCACGAAAATATCCTATTCATATGTTGGTGGGTAACCATGATTGTTATTTTAAAAATAATAATGATGTAAATTCAATATCTCTCACCTGTAAAGAATATGATAATATTACCATTTATCAGGATATTCCCACAGTAACATCTTTAGATTCATTAGATGTCCTTTTTATTCCTTGGATTGCTCCTGCTCATTTTGCTGAGAGTTTAAATGTTATAGCAAAAGCTAAAGTAGAATTTGTTATGGGTCACTTAGAGATTAATGGTAGTGAGATGATGCCTAATCTTTATTGTGAGAATGGCCTTGATAAAGAATTATTCAAACGATATGAAAGGGTATATTCTGGCCATTATCATTTACAGCAAGATGATGGACATATACGATACTTAGGTGCACCGTATGAAATAAACTGGTCTGATTATGGAACCAAAAAAGGTTTTCATATTTTAGATACAGAAACAAGAGAGTTAGAATTTTATCAGAATCCTAATAGATTATTCAAAAAGATATTCTATGATGACGGTCATAATTGTGATGAGATGTTGAATTATGATTTATCAGAGTATGCAAATTCTTATGTGAAAATATTTGTTATTCAGAAAAATGATTTTTATACCTTTGATAGATTTGTTGAACGCTGTTATTCAGAAGGTAATTTTTTAGATTTAAAAATAGTAGAAGATTTTAGTGACCTGTCTCCTGATGCTATCGCTGATGAAGAATTGGAAGATATAGAAGATACAATGACGCTGTTAGAAAGATATGTGAATGATATTGACAGCGCAGCCTTAAATAAAAATAAACTGAATAGACTCTTGCAGTCATTATATGTAGAGGCAAGTGAAGTTGAATGAAGTTTTCTTCCATACAAAAATTATTTCCTTCAGAAGACTGGGATGTGGGATTGCTAACTAAGGAACAATTAAAGATTGTTTCATATTATCCAATTAAATGGAAAACTCAACTGGATAAAGATATTCATATGGATTTTACAAATGATATTCATTTTAGAGGAATTGTTAATACAATAGTTTTAGTTAGAAATACAAGTAAGGCATTTGATTATTCTTTATACGATGAAGCTTTCCAAATCTTAGTAGATAGTGGGTTAAAAGAATGGGGTCCCATTTATACAAACTTTAAAGAGGCTCAGATTTTAGCAGGATTAGGAGTCAGGGCTAAAAATTCTCTTGTATATAATTATAAGTTTGGGTTTGATTCAAAGATATGTGCAGTTGGATTTAAAGAAGAAATTATAGAACCCCCTAAGAATAGACGAATAAACAAAAAATACTGGCAGAGATGTAAGGGTTGTGATGATTGTGCTATAGCGTGTCCCGTGGGAGCTATACATAATACAGAAGAACCCTATTGGTTAGATAGTGGTAAGTGTGATAATTTTCTTGGATTATCAGACCATCCGACTATACCCTCTGTTAAGAAGTTTTGGCATAAGTATGTGCATCCAGAAATATCTAAAGAAAAGGTAGATAGAATTACAGATTTTCTTGATAATGGCTATTTGCCGTTTGATGCTAACGGTTATAGTATGGATAAAAATCAATCAATAATAAAAGATGGAAAGTTTGTCCAGATTCCTATGTGCAGAGAATGCCAAGTACAACCAAGATGTAGTAAATGGGAAGGACATTATCCTTATAAATTATGATAACATTTAGAAAAGTAACGTGGCAAAATTTTTTATCGACAGGCAACACGCCTATAGAAGTAGAGTTAGATAAAAGTAGTAGCACCCTTGTTATAGGCGACAATGGTAGTGGTAAGTCTACTGTATTAGATGCATTGACTTTTGGTTTGTTTGGTAAACCATTTCGTAATATTAAGAAAGACCAATTGGTTAATTCTGTAAATGAGCGTGGTTGTAAAGTAGAGGTTATCTTTCAAATTGGCCAAAGAAAATTTAATATTATACGAAGCATTAAACCTACTCGTTTTGAAATTTATGTTGATGGGAAGATGTTGAATCAAGATGCAAATGTTCGTGATTACCAAAAACATTTAGAGAATAATATACTTAAACTAAACTACCGTTCGTTTACACAGGTGGTTATTCTTGGGTCATCATCCTTTGTTCCGTTTATGCAGTTGACGCCTGCACACCGTAGAGAAGTTGTGGAAGAGATTTTAGATATCAAGATTTTTTCATTAATGAATATGATATTGAAACAACGTATAAAGGATACCAAAGAACGTCAAACAGATATCGCTCACCAGTCTGAGATGTTAGATACAAAGATTGATATGACCACTAAACATATACACAGCATTAAAGAAAAGAGCAAGATATCTGGTGATGCTTTATTCAAGAAAATAGATAATAACAAGAAGTCAATGGAAGAGTTAGCTAAGGAAATAGACCGTTTGCAGGGCTTAGTAAATTATTATGATAACATCAGTGCACCAGAAAGGGAGAAGTTACAGAAGACCAAAAGCGAACTGATGAGTATGGAAACTAAGATACGGATGAGTAGCCAAGGTATTGAAAGAGACATCAAGTTTCTACAAGAGAATGATGAATGCCATACCTGTCATCAGCCGTTGTCCGAACATTACAAAGAGAAACATATTTTTCAGCTGGCCGACCAGTTGATGTCAAAGACTTGTGGCTTGACCAAACTAACTGAGGAGATAAACAAGAATGAAACTCACCTGAAGGTCCTTGATAAGAGGCGGCCGGTAAGGGACGAGTCGTATGTCCAGGTGGCCAAACGCAAGACATCTGTAGAGGCAATGGAACAACATAATAGAGATTTACTTAAAGAGATAGAAGACCTCCGGAGTATAGATGTCGAGTTGATAGAGGATAAAACTAAATTAAAACTATATAAAGAGGATTTAAAATCAGTCAAGAAAGAAAAAGATAAACTGATGGAGAATAATAATTATCTCACCATAGCGAAACAGTTGCTGCAAGACTCAGGTATCAAAACTAAGATTATTAAACGATATCTTCCTGTGATGAATAAGTTGATTAATAGTTATCTGTCGGCGTTAGAGTTTCAGGTTAAGTTTGAGCTTGATGAGCAGTTTAATGAAACAATTAAATCTCGCTATCGTGATGTGTTTGGTTATTCTAACTTTAGTGAAGGTGAGAAGATGAGAATAGATTTGGCACTACTCTTTACATGGAGACAGATAGCCAAGATGAAGAATAGTACCAATACAAATCTATTGATACTGGATGAGATTTTTGATAGTAGTTTAGATGCCAATGGAACTGATGAGTTTCTAAAGATATTAAATACTCTAAGTAATGAGAATGTTTTTATTATATCTCATAAATCGGATTTGAATGTAGATAAGTTTGATGGCCTAATGCGATTTGAGAAAATTAATAATTTTACAAGGTTGACAACCTAAATAATATATGATACAATAAGACAATGGAACTGGTAAAACAAAACGATCCTATTCTTAAACAAGTCTGTAAGCAATTTGACTTTGAGAATCCTGTTATGGATCCTACACAGCTTGTATCAGAGATGCAAGCGATTAGAAAACTAGATGGCGGAATTGGCCTTGCTGCTCCCCAAGTAGGTATAGATGCTCAGATGTTAGTAATAGGGATGGGTAGTTTTGAGACAAAAGGCACTGAAGATTTTGAGATGTCTTTTTTTAATCCAGTTATAAAAAAGTATGGTGAAGATACAGAATATTATATTGAGGGATGTTTAACTTTTCCAGGCCTTTATATTAAAGTAAAGAGGCCTAAAGAAATTGTCCTATCATGGCAAGATGATAAGCAGGTACATTGGGAAGAAAATTTTGGAGGAATGACTTCCCGTATTTTGCAACACGAAGTGGATCATTTAAATGGTGTTGTTTTCTTAAATAGAGCTCATCGACATCATTTAGAAAAAGCATTAAAAGAGCAGAAATTATTACACCGTCGGAGAAAGAGAAATGGCCGAACGCTATAAACTAATAGATAAAATTGCACATTACGCAGCTCGGTTTATTCCACCTGTAAAGCCTAATACTTATAATATGAAAGATTATGACTTTATTACGGTGTTGTCTTGGTGTGAGAAGTGGGATGCTAAGAAAGTATACTATACAGCTTATAAAGAAGCTCGTTTAGATTTTATAGAAACGTGGGATGAATGGTGTGAGAATATGAAACCTCTACCTATTCCGGTTAGAGCTGAATTAGAAAGGGCTTTATGGATACATCATAATGCAGGAAATTTAGGGGCACTAAGAACCTATGCTTGGATTTATGAATACGGGTCAAGAATTTTATTGTGGTCCTTTTTCAGTATTGTTTTTTATATGTGGTTTTTGGCTTGACACTTATATAAAGGTGTGTTACTATTATAAATAGTAGCAGAGAAGTCGAAAGATTCTCTGTTGTATTAACCTTGCAGAAATGGAGGTAACTTAAAATGGTTACAAGCAAAGCAATAGCAGATGTATTCAATAGGTCCGCCCTGGACCCACACTTTGTAGGATTTGATAGTCTTTTTGACCGACTCAATTCCCACTATCAACTACACACAACGGCAAATTTTCCGCCATATAATATCCGTAAGTTAGAGGAGAATAAATGGCAGGTCGAGATTGCGTTGGCTGGCTACGATAAGAAAGATTTAGAAATCAAATCTGTCGAAGGAAACTTGGTTGTCAAGACTAAGGATAGCAATGATTCATCAGTTGATGAGCAGTTGATACATCGTGGCATTTCACAACGAAAGTTCACCAGAACATTTGCGATGGCAGATGATTCTGTTGTCAATCGAGCCAAAATGGATAATGGTATGCTCTACATTGAGATAGAGCGCATCGTGCCTGAGGAAAAGAAACCCAAGATTATTGAGATTAAGTAATATTATGGCAGAAAAGGTTACCCCAACAGGTGACTTATCTTGGTATGTGAAATGGGTGGCGTCTGGGTTTGGAATACTCGGCGCCATCCTAACCGCCTTATCATTATCACCTTTCAATTTGTTCGCAGGCCTTCTCTGTTTTATGGGATGGGCCTTTGTAGGGATCCGCTGGAATGATAGAGCATTGATATTGATGAATACCTTTTTAGCAGGTGTTTATTGTATATCAATAATTTCTTCCATTACAGGGGTTGACATTGGTAATTAACTATGGCTGCTGTTTTTAATACACATTTTGTAGAGAAGAAGATTGCCGATGAGGTTGAAAATCTTTTTTTATTTTCATTTGATTTCCCTTGGTTTATAAGGGCCGGGAAACCTACTAGCGAAGATCCTATAACTGGTGAAGAATATGATGATTATTATGCACCTACATTAACAAATGTTCCTGACATTGAAGAATCTGGACAATTAGTTCATACATTTGTTCAGAATGGTAAACAAAATTCTAATTTAATGTTGAATATAGAAGGCGTATTACAAGCTTCGCAACTACAATTTTTTCAAAGAATTAAGGCAAATTTATTATTACGGAGTAAGGTAGGTAAAGATAAGTATCATACCCCACACCATGATAGAAGCGGACCCCATTGGACTGCTATCTATTATGTTAATGATAGTGATGGCGATACTTATTTCTTTGATGATGTAGGTAACATTATAGAACGAATATCTCCTGAAAAGGGAAAGATTGTAGTTTTTCCAGGAGAGACTTTTCATGCAGGTTCTAGTCCTAGAAAGGCAGCTGTTCGGTCAGTTATTAATATGAATGCCGAATCTTTATTATGAAATTAAAATTTAAAAAAGATAAGAATGAAATTGTCTGGTGGACAAATATGGTAGGGTTACCGGAAGTTGAACCTGTACAGTTGTCACAGAATTTTATACCAGATTGGTTTATAAAAACTCATAAAAAGATTCCGAATACGCATCCTAAAGCAGATGTAGGAACGATAAAGAATTGTCCTGCAATGCCAGATTTTTTTAAATTGGGTTATGTAGTTCCATTGTGGTGTGATTTAATAGTTAATGTAGAGAATGATGGAAAGTATCATTGGAAATCTTCCAATAAAGAATTTAAATGGCAGATACATGGTGATGCTCAATATAAACATCATTTACCAGATAATGCTCAGGAGAATTGTGCTCTTGTTGTGAAGCCTGATTGTCCGTGGTATGTTAAAACTCCTCCTGGTGTTTCGTTATTACAGATGCCATTGTTTTATCATTTTAATCCAGACTTTACTGTTTTGCCTGGTACCATTTGGACTGATATACACCACGAAATAAATCAACAAATGGTGCTACATAATTATGGAGAAACTTTTATAACGAAAGGAACTCCTTTAGCGATGTATATACCCATACGTCGAGAAACTTTTGATTATACAGTGAGACATCAGACAGAAGAAGACCATGAAAATTTTATGATATCAGCTTTAAAAACAGCTTCTAAATTTCATAGAGGATATAAAATGTCACAATTAGCAAGGAAAAAACTTGACAACAGTGAGTAACTATGATACCATTATAGAATGGATTATAAATTTGATGAAGGTAAAGCTTGTAAGGAGTTGTTAGAATATATTGACACGACTTATAATGCACATTATTCTACAGACAAATATCAAGCAACAGATATGATTATTGATGCAGGCCATGGTGAAGGGTTTTGCATGGGTAACATTATGAAGTATGCCAAGAGATATGGCCGTAAGGGCGGAAAGAACCGGGCCGACCTTATGAAAATTTTACATTACGGTATTATTATGTTATATGTGGAGAGTTTAAATGATGAAACTGAGTGATACAACAGTAAATATTTTAAAGAATTTTTCTACCATTAATCAAAATATTTTGGTTAAGTCTGGTAGTCAATTACAAACAATGTCAACAATGAAAAACATTCTGGGTACCGCAGCTGTACCAGAAACATTTCCCAGGGACTTTGGTATCTATGACCTTAATGAATTTCTTGGTGTGATGACATTGGTTAATGATGCTGATATAGAATTTAATGACAGTTATTTAACCCTTAATGGGGGAGAAACTAAAGTTAGATATTTTTATTCAGACCCTTCAATTCTTACAACACCTCCAGAGACCTTTAATGCTCCGGTGTGTGATGTGACCTTTAAGATGCCTCAAGATGTATTAACAAAAGTGTTAAAGGCTTCCGCAGTTATGCAGTTGCCCGATATTGTTTTTACTGGCACATCTCAGCATATAACTGTAGCTGTTACAGATAAAAAGAATACAACATCAAATGAATATATGGAATCATTACCTAATGAAACACCAACCGACAAGGCATTTTGGCTTAATTTTAAGGCAGATAATCTTAAAGTTATTCCTGGCGATTATGATGTTAGTGCTTCAACCGAAGCAGGCGTGAGTAATTGGGAAGGTACAAAAGCTTCTTATTGGATTGCTATGGAAGCAAATGGCGACTAGGTCGTTTGAGTTGTTGGCCCACTTTATCTGTATGTATTGTGGACAATGGTGGTCTATCGCAACCGATGTAGTTGATAGGGCACAAAATTATTTTAATCACAAGGACTTTCATTGTCCTTGGTGCGGCGAGGTGAATTATGGAAAAGATACTGTGGGTGGAGAAGTATCGACCAAGGAAGATTAAAGATTGTATACTTCCTCCATCAATTAAAAAATCATTTTCTGAATTTGTAGATAATAAAGAAATCCCAAATTTGTTATTATCAGGTGGCCCCGGTGTCGGCAAGACAACGGTAGCTAAAGCTTTATGTGAAGAATTAAGCACTGATTATATGACCATCAATGGCAGTGAAGAATCTGGTATTGATGTGTTGCGAAACAAAATTAAAAGTTTTGCTTCAACTGTATCACTAACTGGTGGAACTAAAGTGGTGATATTAGATGAGGCAGACTACCTCAATCCTCAAAGTACGCAACCCGCTCTCCGTGGGTTCATTGAGGAGTTCCATAATAATTGTCGTTTTATATTCACGGCAAATTATAAAAATAGAATAATTGAGCCATTACATAGTAGGTGTTCCGTTATTGAATTTAAGATAAATGGTAACCGTGATAGACTCGCATCAGAGTTGATGAAGCGGGTGTCCATGATTCTTGATACCGAAGATGTAAAGTATGATAATAAAGTTGTAGCAGAGCTCATAATGAAACACTTTCCGGACAACCGGCGAGTGTTAAATGAATTGCAGCGGTATAGTGCTGCTGGTGAGATTGACTCCGGTATTCTTGTTAACCTTTCAGAAGTCAATATGAAAGAGTTAACCCTCCACCTAAAGAATAAGGAGTTTACAAAGGTGCGTAAATGGGTGGTCGATAACATTGACAACGACCCCACGAAAATCTATCGAAAAGTTTACGACAGCCTTTACAATACTATGGACCCCAGCACTATACCCGCTGCTGTTATTTTAATTGGAGAGTATCAGTATAAGTCAGCATTTGTTGCTGACCAAGAAATTAATTTGTTGGCGTGTTTGACCGAGATTATGTCACAATGCAAATTCAAGAATTAGTAGATGAAGTGTATGATATGTGGAAGACAAAAGGGTTTCCATACTATCCTACAGAATATAATTGGCGCCGAAAAGAGTTTTATAAACTAACTCAGTTTGATAGGTCAACTTTATTCAAGCCCAAATCTAAGGCAGTAGGGGCATCTGCTCATGGACTATCTTTAGCATGGAGTTATATGCCACACCATTGGGGTATCAAATGTGGCACGATGAAAACTCCTATGGAGATTTGGAATGATGAGAAACATTTTAAGATAGGTATTAAAAAAATATTGACTGGAACATTTTGGGATCAGAAAGAATATCATAAGATAACAGATTCAGATATGCGGTCATTACTACGCAGATATTCAGGTACTCAAGCTGTTTCTAATTTCAGGCCAACTGCTGCAGCATTGTTGTATGATAAATTTATAGAAAAAGCATCTCCCCTATTTGGAACTCAAGCTGGTACTACATGGGATATGAGTTGTGGTTATGGTGGTCGCTTACTTGGCTCTATTACAGCAGATGTAAATTATATTGGTACAGACCCATGCACAGAAACTTATGAAGGGCTAAAGCAAATTAAAGAAGATTGGGGATCCATAAATAGAACCATTGAATTACATCAAATGGGCAGTGAGGAGTTTAGACCCGATAGAAATAGTGTAGACTTATGTTTTACTTCCCCACCTTATTTTGATTGGGAAAAATATTCAGAAGAAGATACTCAATCATATAAAAAGTTTCCAACAGTAGAAGA